CCGAGCTGGTCGTACCACTGCGTATTGAACGGCGCGAGGCCCATGCCCCAGCCCTGCTTCACGGCGTCGGTCAGCGGGGCGGCACCGCCCAGCGGGGCGGGCATTCCGGGCGCGAGCGCGCCCCCCGTGTAGCCCTGCGCGGTACTGGTGCCGGGTTGCGCTACCGGTCCTGTGGCAGTTGCAGGTTGCGAACCGTAGTACTGCGCCATCGAGGTCGTGCCCGTCGGCACGCCACCAAACACCGATGAGCCGGTCGACGGCGCGGGCGTCGTATTTGGCGCCATGTACTGCTGCGTCTCGCCGTTCCACCCGTATGCGTTCTGCCCCAGCAACTGATTGGCGGCGCTGCTCTGCCCCATCTGGTCCTGCGCGAGCCACTGCATCCCGAGCGAGCGCGTCTGCTCGTCGGGCCAGTAGCCTTGTGAGAGGAACTGCTGATAAGCCTCTTGAGGTGTCATTTCAGTATCTCCCCCACGGGTTCGTAGGCAGGCCACTCATCTGGAAAGGTTTCTGATTCAGCAAGCCCGAATTTGGTTGCCCCTGATGTTGCATGAACCACTGCTGCATCGCCGGGTTGGCAGTGCTGTCTGGCTGGCTCTTGGCGTCCAGATAGGATGCGCCAGCGCCGAGGAGCGGCAACAACCACGGGTAGTCCTTGAGCAGTCCGGTGACCGTACTCCCGGCGTTCTCGAGGACATCCGTAACACCGGGTGTATCAGGTGTAGTAGTTGGTGCGCCAGGCACCGTAGTTGGCGTATATGGATCACCGGGGAAACTCCCGGAAACACCAGAAGCTCCTGCGGCGGTATTGAACGCAGATGCAATCGGGCCAATTAAACCGGCAGAAGTAAGTCCGGCACTTGGCAAGGAGGTTAGCGTCGGAGCAACACCAGCGGCAGTCAACAGGCTAGGTGCAGTCATTCCATATGCTTCTGCGCCAAGTCCGCCAAGGGCACTAAACGAACCCGGAGCACTGCCCAAAGGAGCACCGAGCATTGTCGCTTCAGTCAATGGAACATTGATTCCAGCAGCATTTAGCAAGGATGCGTCAGTCAAGCCGGTGACGCCCGGCGCATATAGACTTCCGGTAGCTGTGCCAGCACTGCCTGCCGCAGCCGTACCGGCACTGCCCGCACCTCCGGCAGCCGTACCGACACCGAGCGCAGAAAGCCCGGTACCTAATCCATAGATCCCCCCGATAACCCCAAGTCCACCACGCAGCGCCTCACCCCAAGTGTTCTCCTCTTTGACAAGGTTCTGCACCGAGTCAGGAATCAATTCAGCACTGCCATCAGGACCAAGCTTGTACCTCGCTGTCCATGCGTCCGGGTTGTTCCAGCCACCCGTACTGACCATTACGGTGCCATCACCCATGTCCTGCATGTACTGGAACTGATCTGACGAGGAAACGGTGTTCCCGCCACCACCACCAGTGTCACCAACAGAGTAGGGCGTGAACCGGAACCTGGTTGTTTTCGGAAAGTCGTAGGCCATGCTCAACTCCATGCCGCCGCAGCGGCCTTCAGTGCGTTCTTCGCATCGTCACGCGCAGCCTGCGCGGCGGCGATCCTTGCATTCAGGTCCGACAGTTCATCTTGCAGCGCCTGCTTGCGCGCCTGAAGAAAGTCGAGTTGCTCCTTCGCCTCGGAGACCTTGCGCGCCGAGTTCAGGACATCATCAATAGCCGGCATCACTCACCCCAGTTGAACCCATGCTGATCCGTTGTAGTAGTAGACCCCGGCACCACTGCCCGGGTCCCAGTTCGTCCCGTCGGCATAGGCGATCATCCCGTCGAGCAGGCGCGTCGGCTCTGCATTCAGTTTCTGCAGGCGCAGCGTCACGTCCGGCTCGTTAAGCGCCCGCTCGACACGGGTGAACTCGTCGTCCGCCCACAACTTGAAGTCGCCTACCGGCTGGTTCTTGATGTAGCTCACCACAACCCCTGCGGCTGAATGTCAACGTCAAACGAGCGGATCTTCCACGCGCTGCCGCCGCTGCTGCGCAGGCGGATCGCCATGAACCGGCCTGAACGGTTCACGTCAACCTTGCGCGACGTGCCGATGGTGTAAGTCTGCGCACTGCCCCACGACACCGCCTCGTCGATGCTCATCTGCGTGCCAACCGTGACCTCGACCGCATCACCCGGTGTCCCATCAATCCTCGGCCACACGCTGCGGACAAACTTCACCCGCTGGGCATCGCCGAGCGCTATGCCTGAGCGCTCCAGCAGCGCCGTGATCGCCGTCCCGTCAAAGGTGCTCGCGGCATCGACGATGTGCAGCTTCGTATCCGTCGAGCCAAGCACCAGCGCATTGTCGGCGAGCGACGGCGCATCAAGGGACGACCACGTTTCGGTCTGCGAGTCCCAGGTCCCCGAAGCGGTCGCCCAGGTCGTTGCCGCCGCCTGGTTCGTCCGCGTGTAGACCGCGCTCGTCACGTTAGGCATGTCGCGAATGCCGAGCGTGTTGTCCTTCCAGTTCCAGATCAGCGCCGTGTCGCAACTGCTCGCCCCGGAACTCGGGAAGGCGATCCACGCCTCAGAGCGGCGCGGGTTGGCAACAACGAACGATCGCCGGAAGTTCGTCGCGTCGATGTTGGCGAATAGCCAGCGCCGCATCCTGCCGTCGACGATGGACTGCGTGCCGGTGCCGTCGAAGACATAGACGTCGCTCGACCCGAAGACGACATGCCCGCCGGGGAACGCCGCAGCACAGTTGTTGGCGAGCATCCCGGCGCTGTTCGGAACACGAGAGAACTGGAAGACGTACTGGCCGCCGACGTACCGCATGAGGTAAGTCGACTTCTCGCGGTACACCGTGAGCACGTCAGACAGTTGCAGCGCGTCGATGACGTAGTCGTCGCTGTCGCCGAGGTCGGTCTCGCCAGCATCGTTCGTCGCCGCAGCGGTCCACACAGGCAGCGTTCCCGGCGTGGCGGCAGCGGACCACATCACCTGGTACGGGTAGCGCGTGGACGACTTGGTCACGTCCATCGCCACGAGATAGTTCTTGAACAGGCGCAGCGCAGCGCACTTCGTGCTCGCTGGCCAGTTCGTCAGCGCGGCAAGGTTGCCGCCGGCCTGCGGCACCCAGAACTGCGGGTCGTCGGCGGCCGCCCCGGAGTTGATCACGAGGACTCCGTTCAGCACCCCGCCGGTCCACTTGCCGTCCGCCGTTGCGGAGTAGTCGCCACCGGACAAGCGCGTGATGTTGTAGTGCGTCGTCGTGCTGACCGCGCTGACCTTCAGCAGGCCCGGATAGACCACGTACCGGTTGCCGCTGGAGTCGAGCGCGCTGTACATCCCGTAGGGGGCGTGCAACGCCGTGCCGAAACTCGACAGGTGCCCCGGCGTGCGCTCGGCAAAGCCGTTGGTGAAGTGGAAGTTCTGCGCATCGCTCCACGCGGGCGGCGCAAGTTCCCACGCCGACTGGTCACGGTTCAACCCGATTGATCCGCAGTCAGGGCTCTTGATGATCATGGGAATGCCCAGAAAAGCGCCGCTTGCATCGGTAACCGTTCCTCATACAACGCGAAAGCAATGCCAGCGTGTTTTGCGCTCGCCGAGGCGGTACTTTCAAAAGAAGACGTACTACCCCCGGCGGTACAGACACCGGAGGCAACCGCGAGCGTTGCATCTGCTCCGGTCGCACTCTGCTCCTCGATACGTTCCTGGACAGCACTGATCGATGCCAGCCCACCCCTGCTATAGCCGCTGCTCGATGCCTGCCTCGCGATACATGCGACCCAGAAAATCAGGTCGTCTGTCGATACCGTGCCAATGCCGCCGCCATACCCGACAGTCGCCGAGGCGGAGGTGAGTGTCGTCGAGTTGGAACCGCGAACGGCGACGCCGTACCCGGCGTTCTGCGGCCTGATCAGCAGAATCGCGCCAACGGCGACATCGCCAGCTGTTCTAGAGAATGTCAACGGAGGGTCTGACGCCCCGCGCCGCGCGTAAGCAACAACACCGCTTGCCGTTGCCCCGGTACTGAGATTTGTGTCGCCCGTATTCTCGACCGCAATCGTCGTCCAGGCACCCGGCAGCGTGAATGCCGCGCTGTCCCGGTAGCAGATACAGGCGAGATAAAAGTCACCAGCCTGCGCGCCAGCTGGAGCGCTTAGCGTGATGTCCCCGCTCGCGACAATCGCTGCGGTAGAGATCGCCTGATAGGTGAGTGCCATCGGTTACGCGAATCCGATGCCGGCCATGCCCCAGTAGGCGCTGCCGTCGTAGTACAGGCTGATGATGTCCGTGCCAGTCGTCGCCGTCGTCGTCAGCGTCGGGGCGGCACCGCCCGCCCACTTGATCGTCGGCCACGTCACCGTCCGCGACCCGGTGCCGTCCTGAATCAGCTTCAGCTTTGCCGTCATGCCGGCGACCGGGTTGCTGAAGGTGAACGTGCAGGCGCCTGTCAGCGTTATCTTCTGGTTGACGCCATTCTGGAAGTTGATCGTCAGCGACGTGCCGCTGCTGCCGGCGTTGTACTCAGCCGCGCCGAACGAGGTGCCGATCACCTGCCCGTTGGCGCCGTAGATCACCGCCTTGGAGGCAACGACCGTCGCCGCGACAGAACCGTCTACGAGGTTCAGTTCGGTGTGCGTCGAGGTGACCGCACCCGTGATCCCGGGCACCGAGTTGAGTAGCGCCGTCTTGATGTTGCGCAGATGGTCGTCGCCCTTCTCCAGGTCGTCGCCGAGCGCCGGATAGGCCGCGTTCAGGTCGCTGATGTAGGTGACTGAGGATTCGATAGGCATTTAAGCCCCCGTGTTGATGTCGAATACGCCCCGCGAGACCAACCCGCGATCCACGCGCAGTTGCGCTCCAGCCTTCTCGTTGTGGTTGGCGTTTTCCAGTTCGGTGATCTCCTGACGGAACATCTGCTCATAACTCTGTGCACGATCCCAGTACTCGAGCCACTTGCTCGCCTCGGCAAGGCTACCGTACAGATAAACCTGCGGGCGGTTCGTCAGCAACCAGTTCGTCGAGTCAGTCGCAAGGCTCCACTTCTTGAAGTAGCGGATCGAGAACGTGTACGTCGCATCAGCGGTAACGTCGAACAGCACCAGGCCGTTACCGATGGCGTAGTACGCCGGTCGACCTGTCTCCGCATCGGCGCGCCACTGGTGCATCTGCACCTCGTCGGCCTGCACGAGCAGGAAGTCGTCAGACGAGTACGCGACGGCGATCGCCTGCAGGAAGCCGGTCGGCACCGACACCGACGAGGCGCCGGCCGTCAATGACAGCGAGTCGACTGTTTCCATCGGCGCGATGCGCAGCTGCGTGTTCAGCTTCGCCTCGGCCAGCGCGACGATGTCCGTAAGGCGGGCATCGGTCAGCGAATCGGAATGCGCCCAGTCGCTGATCGCAGCTTTGAGTTCCGTGTAAGTGCTAAGTGCCATTGCTTTCCTTGATCGCTTTCAGGATGAATGCGAATCGGTGTTCGTCTTCCTTGTAGTTGAACAGCTCGAAGTCGCCCTTCCAGACACCACGATAGTCCTGCAGCGGAGTCTTGCCGACCTCCTGCTCGTAGAGCTTCTGCATCAGGTAGTAGAGGGCTTCCTTCGGGATCACGCGCGCGTGCCCAGGGTCGCCCCACGCCCAAGGTGAGTCCCACATCGGCACTGTGGCCACAAAAAACCCGCCGGGCTTCAGGATCCGCCAGAACTCATAGAACTGGTTGAAAAAGAACCGCCAGTCTCCCTGCCGCCCGCAGTGCTCGAGCACCTCATAGGCGTGGATCTCGTCGAACATGTCATCATCGAACGGATACGGGACGTGATTCAGGTCGTGATGCACGTCCACCGGAAGCGACTCGTCGACATCGAGCGTCACGAGCTGCAGAAACGTGTCCGGCACGCCGGTCCATCTGATCCGTTTTTCGCGATTGTTGCCCGCACCGATCAACAGTTCCATCAGGCCGCCTTGCTCATCTGCTCGGCCGCTTCCCCCGCCTCAATCTGCTTGTTCAGGAAGGCGTGCCAGTTGCCGGACCACTTCACGCCGTGCGTGAAGTCGAAGTCGGGCCACACCGGGATCGGTCTGCCGTAGTGCTTGACGTAGTCTTCGCAGAACGCGAAGTCCTCGCCGACGAACATGCTGTCCGAATTGATGTACGTGTAAAACAGCCGCCGCATCTCCGGGTCGCGCGACGAGACGATCTTCGGCGAACGATCGTGAATCTCCCTGACCAGGTCGCGCTCAATGCACAGAAAGCCGGTCGGGACGCGGTCGCACATGACCCACCCATCCTCGACCCAGAGACCACCATCCTTGTGCTCCTGCCACCGGCAGGGGAACTCCTCGGGATCCTGCCTCTTGGGATAGACCCCTGCGCATATCGGCCGCCCGGCCTGCAGCAGTCCGATGAATGCGCGCGGCTCCCACTTCAGGTCCGCATCAATAAAGAACAGGTGCGTGCATTCCTCTTTCTCGAGAAACATCTCGACGAAGCGGTTGCGCGCGAGGTCGATGAAGGCGCCGTTCCCCATAATGGTCGCCGTGACCTGTATTCCGTGCAGCGTCGCCACCTGGCACGTCTCGGCGATCGAGATCGCGTAGTCCGTCAGCACCCGCCCGTCGTAGGCTGGCGTGGCAACGTAGGCGTGGATCCGCTTGCGCGACTGCTTGCCTTCCCTCTACTTGAATGACATACACCCCCAGGGTAAGAGGCGGGGACCGAAGTCCCCGCGCGTTACGAAACGCCGATCAGGCCAGCGTGTTGATGTGACGCGAAGCCAGCTCCGGGTACATCGGAGCGAAGCCCCACAGGATGTCGATACGGCACGGCACGGTGTCGCTGGAGATCGCGTACTGCCTTGCGATCCTCATCGAGATCCCGTCCATGCTATCCCGTGCACCCCATGCGCCATACCGGCTGACGTCCTCGAGGTCGGCCGTCGCAAAGACGAACGCGTCCTCGTTGAAGAACAGCGACTGGCCGACCTGCGAGCTCGCAGCGCCCCAGTTGGTCACGGTCATGTTGTCCGTGTCCGCTTTGGTGCGGGTGCAGTTCTGGTAGGCATTACCGCTGCCGTAGATCGCCGCCGGAGCGACGGTGACGGTCGCCGTGCCTGCCGTGACTGCGGTCGCAGTGGCGGTCGCGACAAACTTCTTCAGCTTGCCAAGGGATACTTTCGATTCCGGGTGGACATCGACCAGTCCCGCAGCGAGCGTGCCGAAGGTGAGGATGTCGCCGGCAGCGATGGTCGTGCCGCTGGTCGCACCGTCGATGGTGAACTCGGTCTGCGATGCCCACACGTTCGAGGTCGTACTCGTGCCGAGCGCGGCGCCGGTCGTCAGCGGGGTGCCCGCCAGCGTGCCGATCGTATGCGTCGGGATGAGCGTGTTCTCGTAGACCGTGAAGCCGCCCGTCTTGCCCATGACACCCTCTCGATAGAGCTTCGAGACGTTGTCCGAGGCGTGGAACAGGCCTTTTACGGCATCCATGAACTCGACCTTCGAGCGGGGATTCAGGATCGCGGTGCGGTTAGACATGCCGGCGAGGTTCTCTGCGAGCAGCTGTCCGTTCTGCTGGAAAGCCTTGTAGGTCATCTCGGTCGAGGTCGTGCCGGTGTAGTTGGCGACGGACTTGTACGCCACGGCAAGTGCATCGGACTCGATCTTCGCCGCCAGTTGCGACATCGCCGGGTCGATGACCCGCTTGCTGAAGTCATCAAGCGACATCGTCAGTTCGACGCTCGTGAAGCTGACATCGACGCCGTACTGGCTGGAAACCGTCAGCGGCGTGCTGCGCTCGACGTGATCCTGCGTCGTCAAAGTCGCGCCCGTGCGAACGCTGTACTTGCTCGGCATACGGATGTTCAGCGAGGTGCCGATCTTCGCGCCCGTTTGGGCGAAGCGATCGTCGTACTGCCGGTTCACGTTGCCGATGAAGTTGCACTTCTGATGCAGCACGCGCAGCGATTCGCGCGTGATCATCGTGGGGGTGAGAATGCTATTTGCCATTTCAAAAACTCCGAGAGATAGAGACGAGGGTTATGCGCGCCGTTTTACCTGCGCGGTTCTCCACCGCAACCATTCCTCGGTGCTCATTTTGTCGGGGTCCTTGGCGACGGGTGTCGCGGAACCGCCGACTTTGCTCACCGGCTGGGGCTTTGGTGCTTCCGGCTTCGAGTCCGCCGTAGCCTTCTTCAGGCCGCGACGGTACAAAGCCGCATCGTGAAAGGCGGCGACGACTGCGGGGTGGTAACTTGCCGCGAATAGCGCTGCCTGGTCAATCATCGGGTGAGTGTTGCCCACTCCGTAGTCCTTCAGTGCCTGTACAACAAGGGCCTTCTTCTCTGGGCCCCAGTCCTTGATCTGCTGGCGCAGGATTTGCTCGCCGACGTTCTCAAAGTGCTGGAACAGCCGCTGATGCTGCGTGCTTTCCTGCGCCTTGCGCTGTTCGTTGGTCTGCTTGATCTCCTGCTCCAGTACCGTCGCGCGTTCCTTAGTCGAAGAGACCTGGTCACGCAAGTCACGGATGCGCTGGCGCGTCTCCTCGTCCGGCGCGTTGCTGATCGCGTCGAACCAGTTCACACCGTCGTACTGCTTCAGGTTGTGCCGCAGCGCTGCCAGCTCCGTGTGCTGCGCGACTTCCTGCTCCTGTTGCGCACGCCACTCGACGATCGACTGGCGTTCCTGCTCGGCCTGCTGGCGCAGTGCGGCCGCCTCGCGGAACTTCTCGTTCATCCCGCGTTTGATGTGCTCGCTAACCTCCTCAACTTTCGAGAAAACATCGTCAGGCAGTTCAGCCGGAAGGTCAAACTCACTCGTGACGAACTTCAGCTTTCGCGTAGCAGGCTTAGGTGCCTCCTCCGGCTCAACCTCCTGCTCGGGAGGCTCGTAACGGGGTTCCTGCGGTTCCTGCGCTTCCTGGTCGACCGGCACCTGCTCTTCGCCAACCACTTCCTGAATGTCCTGTTCCATGTGCTGTTTCCGTTGCGCCAATAGAAAGCGCGGCGCGTTGCGCTACATCTGCATCCACAGCGTTAGCAGTTCGTTCACGTCGGCCTCTTCCTGCATGTCGGCCGCCGCCTTGGCTTGCTGCGCTTCTGTGGCGAGTTGTTCCGACCGCGCGCGTCTTGCCAGCCCATCGAGCAGGATCACGCGCAGCACTTCAGGCAGCTTCGCGTCGTACTTCTGACGCGTCCTGCTCAGTTCATTCCGCAGTTGCCGCTCGGCGCGGCGTTGCAATTCCCCGGTCCTGACCTCGGCATACGCCTGCTCGAGCGCAGTGTCATCCGCCGCTGCCGAGGACAACTCGCGCTCGAGAACCTTCTCGATCGCCTTGCGCGCCTTCTTCGGGATGATCCCGAGCCGCTCGCGCTGCGCCTCGACCTCTTCTTTCGTCGGTAGCGCTACGTCACCAAAGAGGCGCCTGCGCCTCGGCGAAACCCACCCGCCAGTCGGCTGCGCTTCCTCTGCTTCCGTCGACGGGATCGTCGCGCTCGCCGAGAAAGCCATCGCCGCAGCGCCGACCAGCGCCCCGCTCGCCGTGAGTGCCCCGGTCGGGGTGATCATGATTGCAGCGGACCCATCGACCGCCCCTGCGAGCAGGCCGTCCAGTACGCCGGCAACGGTGAACAGAATGTCCGCGCTGCCGATCAGCGCGCCCGTTCCGGCGGCCGCGCTACTACCGGCGCCGAATACGTTCGCCGAGGCGCCGGCCAGGGCGCCAGCGCCGGTCAGGGTGCCAGTCGGCGTGATCGTAATCGCCGAGGCGCCGCTCATGCTGCCGGCGACGTCGTTCTCGAGTGCCCCGGACAGCGTGAAGGTGACAGCGCTACTCGCCGCCAGCGCCCCGGCGCCGGCCAGGGTACTGCTACCGGCAGTGAATCCGAGTGCCGATGCTCCGGCAAGCGCCCCCGTTGCTGCTACCGTCGAAGATCCGGCGGCAAACGCTAACGCTGCCGATCCTGCAAGTGCGCCCGTTGCGGTGAGCGCCGAAGAACCGGCGGAGAACGCTAACGCTGCAGATCCGGTAAGCGCACCTGAAGCAGACAGCGTCGAAGAACCGGCGGAGAACGCTAACGCTGCCGATCCTGCAAGTGCGCCCGTTGCGGTGAGCGCCGAAGAACCGGCAGCAAACGTTAGCGCAGACGAACCTGTAATCGCACCGCCGCCGCCGCCCGCGCTCGGCCCGACGTAGATGCGGCGATTGGTCTGTCGCAGGATTCGCGTCGGGTCGCGCGTCCATTCGACCAGAACTTGTTCCCGATCTACGCCGGGAGCAAAATCCTTGAAGCGCCCGACAAATAATATCTTGTCGTCTGAAAAATCGAGATTCGTTGTGGCACGGCGCAATGCGGCGATGGTTTCATGCGTCGTCGTGACTCCGCCGAGCGACATCGCGGAACCTGATGCTGCGTACCCTATTCCGTTTACATAAAAGATATTTAATGATGCTACCGTGGACGTGATATTCCACGCACACGCATACACTTCTCCGCTGGCGACGGCTGGGCCAGTGGCGACGTGCGCTGTTATTGAGGCGGAGGACCTCCAGGCGGCGAGGACGTTAGTTCCGTTGTGATAAATCCGAGCGTAAGCGGTTGTGGCAGCCGTGTTGCCATGCCCGTATATCGTGTTGCTAGTACCCGATCCGGCCCTTTCAAAAACGGCCAGCATCGTTATCGGACGATCAAGACCGAAATCGGTTACTGGGGTACGTAACTCATATCCGGTCGTTCCGTTGCCCTGCAACGCCAGCCCGTCTTTCGCCCCGACAACAGTGATCCTGCCGTCGAAAATACCGTCCCAGTCACCGCCCGCATCAGTAACCAGTTCCTGCGGGACGTGCGAATTGCAGACCCACGCCTTATCCAGCAGTGGCACAAGCGGATGCGTCCGGTCAAGCTGAACAAGCCCTGCCGGCCAGCGATCTGCCCTCCGCTTTTTATCGTGCAGGCCAGCCATCAGGCAGCCTTACACGTAGTAGTCGCTGTAGTAGGAAACCTTGAGCGTGTTTCCTGACGAAGCGGTTATCACGCCAAGTGAATTACTGATTGCTACCTTGAACTTGCACGGGGGGAGCAGCACGCCGCGACAGACTGATCGTTTCGCTCCAGTACCTGTCGTCACAAGGAACGCATCGACGTAGTGCTTGCGGTTCGCATCAACAGGCGCTGCGCCAGTGGGCCACTCGGGATAGTTCGTGTTGTCCACTGATCGGACAATGTAGAGTCCTACGGCAGTCGATGTAGGAGTGAGTGAGCCAAGCACAAGCTCAAAGTCACCGTAGACGTAGAGGTTGCTGCTGTTGTCGATTTCAC